TATTCAGCATTTAATATAATAGATGTGACAGAAGCACCATATAAACAAGTAGGTAAATATAGAAACAATAGAATTTCCCCGTTGCTTTATCCAAGCATTATATATAAAGTAGCTAAGGATTATAATAATGCGTACGTATTGATTGAGATTAATTCAAGTGAACAAGTACCAACTATATTATACTCAGAATTAGAATATGAAAACATCTTATTTGTAAATAGAACAGCAAATGGCCAGTTTGTTACTGGGGGATTTGGTAGTGGTGCTGTACAGTTTGGTGTTAACACTGATAAGAAAGTTAAAAGAATTGGTTGTATGACAATTAAGTCTCTAATTGAAGAGTCTAAATTGTTGATTACTGATATAGATACCATTGCAGAGATCTCAACATTTATTGAGACTAGAGGTACTTATAAAGCAGATGAAGGCTATCATGATGATTTAATAATGACTTTAGTATTGTTTGGGTGGTTAACTACTAATCCATACTTTAAAGACTTGAATAATGTAAATATGCGTGAGATTATGTATGAATCTCATATAAAACAGATTGAAGATGAGTTAACTCCATTCGGTTTCTATGACAATGGAGATACATTTGAAGAGACACAAGAAAGAATTATGGAAGAAAACAGAGCGCCTATAGAACGTGGTCAGCATAATCTAACACAAGACCAGATAGAGCTATTGAATTTTTGATATATATAAATAAATTAGTAATAACTTGCTTCCCAGCAAAATAAAAATAACATGTAGTATAACGTAATAAGGAGAATTACAATGGCCTTTCAACTAAGTCCAGGTGTATTGGTTACAGAAAAAGACTTTTCTTCAATCGTACCCGCAGTTTCAACATCTGCTGGCGCATTTGCCGGCGTATTCCCATGGGGTCCAGTGTTGGATCCAGTTGCTATTACCTCTGAAAACGTTTTAGTACAGCGTTTTGGTAAACCATCTGATGCAAATGCTCAATCATTTTTCACTGCAGCAAACTTTCTATCATATACAAATAACCTATTGACAGTTCGTGTAGATACACAAAATCATAGGAATGCGGTAGCTACTCAATCCGGATCCGTAACAGATTTTGATATCACTGAACCAGGTGACTCATATGTTACTGCACCAACTATAACATTTAGTGATCCACAAATTCCAGGTGGTGTACGAGCTACAGGTACTACACAAATTACCGGTGGTGAAGTTACTAACATTGTAATCACTGAACCTGGTTCTGGTTATACTAGTGCCCCAACAATTATTATCGCTGCTTCTTCTGGTACTCGTGCTTTAGCTGAAGCTACTATTACTGTTGGTGGTATCAAAATTAATAACACAGATGCATATACTACTAACTATGTTAATGGTGCTGGTGTTGTCGGTGAATGGGCTGCTAAATTCCCAGGCGCTTTAGGTAACTCTCTTAAAGTTTCAATGGCAGACGTTGATTCATATACGGGTTGGACATATGAAGCAGAGTTTGATTCTGCTCCAGGTACATCATCTGCTGCAGACGTAGCTAATGGTTCTGATGACGAATTACATGTAATTGTTATTGATATTGATGGTAAATGGACAGGTACCCGTGGTGGTATTCTTGAGAAATTTGCTTATGTATCTAAAGCATCAGATAATAAAAAATCAGATGGTACTAATAACTACTATAAAGATGTAATCAATTCACAATCACGTTATATTTGGTGGATGGATCATACTACTGATGGTGCAAATTGGGGTGGTACCTCTGAAACAGAATTTGATACTCTTGAAGATCCAATTACTATCAGTTTAACTGGTGGTGTTGATGATCTTACCGCTACTGATGGCCAATTGCAAACTGGTTTTGCTATATTTGCAAATGATGAATTATACGACATCTCATTGGTTGCTGTAGGTAAAGCTTCTGCTTCAGTTGCTACTTATGTTATCAATAACGTTGCTGAAGTTCGTAAAGATTGTGTAGTATTTGTATCTCCACAAAATATTTCTTCTGGTGATGTAATTATTGGTACTGGTTCAGATGCAGTTAATGCAGTTAATGCTTACCGTAACCTATTACCAAGCACATCTTATGCTGTATTAGATTCTGGTTGCAAATACCAATATGACCGTTACAACGACAAATATCGTTGGATCCCATTAAATGGTGACATTGCTGGTCTATGTGCTCGTACTGATCTAACAGATGATCCTTGGTATTCACCAGGTGGTTATAGTCGTGGTCAAGTTAAAAACGTTGTTAAATTGGCTGTTAATCCAGGCAAAACAGAACGTGATAACTTATACAAAAATGGTGTTAACCCAGTGGTTAACTTCCCAGGTCAAGGTACAGTTCTATTTGGTGATAAAACTCTTCAAGCTAAACCTTCAGCATTTGATCGTATTAACGTACGTCGTTTGTTTATTGTTCTTGAAAAAGCTATTGCTACTGCTGCTAAATACCAATTGTTTGAGTTCAATGATTCATTCACAAGAGCTCAATTCAAGAATTTAGTAGAGCCATTCTTACGTGATGTACAAGGTCGCCGTGGTGTTACAGATTTCCGAGTGAAATGTGATGACACAAATAATACTGGCGAAGTTATTGATCGTAACGAGTTTGTTGCTGATATCTTTATCAAACCAAACCGCTCTATCAACTTTATTACACTAAACTTCGTAGCTGCTCGTTCTTCAGTAAGTTTTGAAGAAATTGGTGCTTAATAAATAAATAAAAGAAGGAGAGGAGAAATCCTCTCCAATTAAGATAAAGGAAAATACAAATGGCAAATATCTCAGATTTTAAAGCACAGATGATTGGAGGCGGAGCACGCCCTAATCAATTCCGTGTTGAGTTAGCATTTCCGTCATACGTTACCGCTGGTGCTTTGGTTGGTTTGAATTCACAATTCTTGTGTAAAGCCGCCCAATTACCTGCAGCAACTATTGATAACGTTCCAGTAATGTATAGAGGCCGCGCAGTTAATCTTGCTGGTGAACGTACATTTGCTCCATGGTCAATCTCAGTATATAACGATACTACATTCTCTATCCGTAATGCGATGGAAGTATGGTCTGATGGTATATTGAATATGGGCCAAACTAATGGTCGTGTAAATCCACGTGACTATCAAGTTGATCTATTAGTACATCAATTAGATCGTAATGGTGCTACTGTTAAAACATATAAATTCGTAGATGCATATCCAACTAGTGTTGGTCAAATAGCTTTAGATTATGAATCAAACAACCAAATCGAATTATTCGATGTTGAGTTTACATATAATTACTGGGTATCTGATACAACTACTGGTGGTTCTGGCTTCGGTGTTAACGTTACTGTTGATACTCCTGTTGGTTCTTTCCCTCTACCTATCTAATAAATAGGTAGTACAGTTACTAAAGGTATATTATGGAAATTTTTGGCTTTGAATTAAAGAAAAAGAAACTCGAAAAAGAAATCGGGAGTGTGGTTACTCCTACTCCCGATGACGGGTCTACTGTTGTTTCTTCTGCAGCATCATCATATTATGGGATGGTTGTAGACTTAGAAGGTGTTGTTAAAAATGAGAATGATCTCATTAGACGATATCGAGAAGTTTGCCAGTACCCAGACTGTGATGCTGCTATTGAAGATATAGTTAACGAGGCAATTGTTGTTGACGATAATGAACAATCAGTTCAGTTGGTTATGGATGACTTAAAGGTATCAGAATCTATTAAGAAAAAGATACGTGATGAGTTTGTAGAAATCTTAAAACTATATAAGTTTGAAGAAAAAGGGCACGATATATTCCGTTCATGGTATGTAGATGGCCGTTCATATTATCATGTATTAATTGACCCAGCTCGTCCTAAAGACGGGATTGTGGAATTGAGATATATTGATCCACGTAAAATTCGTAAGATTAAGAATGTTAAGAAAGAAAAGAATCAGAAGGGTGTAGAAGTAACTACAACTACTGAAGAGTACTACCTATATAACGATAAAGGTATTACTCAAGCAACTACCCAAGGGGTTAAGCTTTCTTTAGATTCTGTAATCTATTGTACATCTGGTTTACTTGACTCTAATACTAATATGGTATTAAGTCATCTTCATAAAGCGATTAAACCAGTAAATCAATTGAAAATGATTGAAGACTCTTTAGTCATCTATCGTATTTCAAGAGCGCCTGAGCGCAGAATATTTTACATTGACGTAGGTAATTTGCCTAAGCTTAAAGCTGAGCAGTATGTCAATGACATTATGAATAAGTTTAGAAATAAAGTTGTTTATGATGCAGCAACTGGTGAAGTTAGAGACGATCGTAAACATCTATCTCTGATGGAAGATTTCTGGATGCCACGTCGTGAAGGTGGTAAAGGTACAGAGATTACTACATTACCTGGTGGACAAAACCTAGGTGATATTGCTGATATTAATTATTTCCAAACTAAACTATACAATTCATTGAATGTGCCAATTTCAAGACTACAACCTCAACAAGGTTTCAGTCTAGGTCGTTCTACAGAAATTAGTCGTGATGAAGTTAAGTTTAATAAGTTTGTTACTAGATTACGTAGAAAGTTTTCTCAATTATTTTCAGAGGCTTTACGCGTTCAGTTGGTTGCAAAAGGTGTTATTCGTCCTGATGAATGGGATGAAATGTACCAAGATATTAATTTTGAATATCAAATGGACAACCATTTTTCTGAACTTAAGAATAATGAAATCCTGCAACAACGTATCAATGCTCTACAATTGATGGAACCATATGTTGGTAAGTACTATTCAGTTGAATATGTTCGTCGTCATGTTCTAATGCAGACTGAAGAAGAAATCAAAGAGATAGATGATCAAATTGCAGATGAAGAAAAAATGATGATCACCCATGCTGAAAAAGAGGGTGCAATAAACCAAGCTAGACAAGGAGAACAAGCATGACAGAAGGCGTACAAAATTTAATTAATGCTATTGCAGAAGGCGATTCAGTTGGTATTGAATCAGCATTTAATCAAGAAATGGCTACTCGTATTTCAGATCGCTTAGATGATATGCGTATTGAAGTTGCCCGCAATATGTTTCGTACGGAAGAAGTTGATTTAGATGAAGAACAACTTGATGAATTATCTAAGAAAACTTTAGGTAATTATATTACTAAAGCAGCCGGAGATGCAGTATTGAATACTGTTAGTGCGCATTATGATAAAAGCGGTTATCATGCTGATAAATCAAGACAACGCCGAGCTGGAATTAGACAAGCAGTTAGTAAACTAACTAAAGAAGAAGTTGAAGAAGACGCTTCAGAAGAGTAATGTGAAACCAACTCGATTATATATTAAGAAACATACCAAAACTGGATTAAAGTATTTTGGTAAAACTACAAAAGATCCATTTAAATATATGGGTTCTGGTCTTCATTGGACTAGACATATAAAGAAACACGGTAAGGAACATATTATTACTGAATGGATATCTGAACCATTTACCGATAAAGATTCTATTACAGAATTTGCTACATTTATGTCTGAAGAGTTAAATGTAGTTGAGTCAAATGAATGGGCTAATATGAAAATAGAGAATGGTTTAGATGGCGGTAATGATAAAGGTCATGGAAAAGGGGTTTCTAAACCAGGATCTGGAAATAAGTTACCAAAATCAGATAAATGGATACAAGTTATGACTGCAAGAAAAGGAATTTTAGTGGGGCCATATTCAGAGGAACGTAAAGCTGCTCTTAGAAAACCAAAATCTGGTAAAGGTGCAAAAGGCATACAGAAAGAAAAAATAGTATGCCCACATTGTAGCAAAGTAGGCGGAATAAATATCATGCATAGGCATCATTTTAATAACTGTAAGTTAAAATAAATGAAATATTACTTTAATCAGTTCTCTAGAAAACTATCAGAAGAAGTTACGGGTGTAGCTGTTGCAAGACAGTTACGTTCTAACGGGCATCTAATAGAGATGACTACTAATCAAGTGATAACAATTGATGGTGTAGAAACACAATTCTCTACCATTGATGAAGCTAGAGAATTTATTCGTCAAGAATACTATGCGGATAATTTAGAGCATGAGATTGCACAAGATATCTATGAAGAGTTATCAGACGAAAAGGTAGCTCAAATTATTGCTGAACACCATGATGTTAAAGTAACTGATACTCTAATTGAGTCTTATGTTGAATTAGCATCATCTAATATTTTCAGTATTGATCCAGTAGTAACTAAAATTAGAGACTTGAATAAATTTGATAATCTGATTGAAGGTAAAGTTGATTTCACACTTAATGATGGCTCAGTAGTTGCTATCAATAAAGATACGCAATTGCATATAAATAATATATTAGAACATTATAACGAGATTGTAGAACACATGAGAGAAAGCAAAGAAAACTTTTTGTCTGTTATACAACAAATAAAGGAATAGAAATGGAATTCAACCTAGGCTTAGATCAAGATTTAATTAATGCGGTTTCCAATATCGTAAATGAATCATGCTCATCTAAAAAGATGGAGAAAGAAGAACTACATCCTAATCAAGTTAAACTTGATAAGAACAAAAATGGCAAATTAGATGCCGATGATTTCAAAAAACTTCGTAAAGAAGAGGAAGAAATCGAAGAAGCTAAAGAGGGTTGGAGCAAGGATGATTCATTAGCTAAACCAGTAACATCTGGCCAAGCTATGGCAAATCATTCTCAATATTTTACTAAAGTAACTAAATTAGATTCTAATGGCAATCCTAAGAAACCAGTTAAAGAAGATGCCGAAGAGTTAGATGAATTATCTAAAAAGACTTTAGGTTCATATGTTAGAAAAGCTTCTATTGATACTGTTGATGCAGTTCATGGCGAACGTGATGCTGAAAGTGACGAGGATCATGCGGCACAGGAATATCATGCTAGACGAGTACAAAACCGTATGTCTGGTTTAGAGCGAGTAGGTAAAAAATTAGCTAAAGAAGGTATGGAAGAGTTTGCTAAGGCTCAAGCTAAGAAACGTGCTGAAGCTAGAAAAAAATTGACTAAAGAACAAGTTGAAGAGATTGAAGCTCTTGCTGCTAAGCACGGCCTAGGAGAATAATATGGCAACCGCAAAAAATTATTTAAGAATAACGCACGGTGAAGTTATTGTTAAAGTTGCCGGCACCGCCGCTGCAGAGACTATTGATCTTCAAGCTGAATTAATTCCCATTGGTCCTAAGAACTATGGAGCAGGTACTATTACTTCATCAAGTTCATCAACTGCGATAAATGGTGCTTCTGCTGGCTTTACATCCGCCTGGGTTGGTGCTGAACTATATACTGTGGCCAATGTTTATATTGGTACTGTTGCTACATTTAATAATGGTGCAAGTTTAACTTTAGTTGCCAATGGTACAGTAACGTATGATGGTACTTATTATGTTGCATTCCCATCCCAAGAATTAGATGGTGGTACTCAAACAGTTAATATTATAGGAGCTACGTGGACTGGTGCAAATAATGGTATTATTACTATTGCTCGTGGAGGTATTACTGTAATGTCATTACAAGCTAATGCTGCCGGTCAATTAGATTTTGCTGGTCAAATGATGATTCCGGATTCTATTGCTAATACATCTGATATTGTAGTTACTATTTCAGGTGCTCAAGCAGAGTGCTGGTTAAAATTACGTAAAGTTTCTGGTTATAAGACTCATATAGAACCTGAACAATTCGGTTCACTCGACAATCCTTCAGTTGCTGGTAGTTAAGGGGAACTAAAATTAAACTAATTAAAGAACACACAGAAGAGGTCAAGCTAATCGTTGAAGAAAAGCTTGGTAAACCCAAAGAATATTTCATTGAGGGTATATTCCTTCAATCTAATTTAAAAAACCGTAATGGTCGTATGTATTCTAAAGACATTATGGATAAAGAAGTCAATAGATATACTGAAGAGTATGTTAATAAGAATCGTGCTTTTGGTGAATTGGGTCATCCAGATACCCCATCTATTAATTTAGATCGCGTATGTATGATGATTAAATCACTTAAAGAAGATGGCGATAATTATGTTGGTCGTGCCAAGATTATGGATACTCCATATGGCAAGATCGTTAAGTCTCTAATTGATGAGGGTGCTCAACTAGGTGTTTCATCTAGAGGCATGGGTTCTCTTATTAATAAAAATGGAGTGCAAATGGTGCAAGATGATTTTACTCTTGCTACCGCAGCAGATGTAGTTGCAGATCCTTCTGCTCCTGGTGCTTTTGTTCAGGGAATTATGGAGGGTCGTGAATGGATGTTGGTCGATGGAAAATTTGTGGAGAAAGATTTGAGTGAAGCTCGTGGTATTATCCGTGCAACACCGTCTAGTCGCTTGGAAGAGCAAAAACTTAAGTTATTTATGAATTTTCTACAGAAAATTAAGTAAATATAAATAATAATATAAATTATCTAATTAGATATAGGAGATAAGAATGTCTATCGAACAAAAAATTGCTGAGATGTTAGCCGAATCACGTGGCAAAACAGTATCAGAAGAAGTATTAGATGAAGATGTAGTTGAGTTAGATGAAGGTAGTGGTACTCCAGCTGAAGTTGGTGGCCAAGAAACTTCAAATCTACCAGCTGCTACTAAAGAAATGAATCCTGATTCAGATCGTAATAACAAAGATAATGCTGATGAACAAGCTAAAGGTACTACAAAGAAACCTAATGTAACTACTGCTAATGCTCAAGCTGGTGATCAATCTGTTATTCGTATCGGTGATACAGTTAAAGAAGACGTTGATGCACTAGTTAATGGTGAAGATTTGTCTGAAGAGTTTAAAGCAAAAGCTGCTACAATTTTTGAAGCTGCTATTGTTGCTAGAGTTAAGCAAGAAGTTGCTAATCTAGAAGAAGAATTCGAAGCTAAGCTTGAAGAAGCTGCAGCTCAGAATCAAGAGGGTCTTGTTGAAAAAGTTGATGGATATCTCAATTATGTTGTTGAGACGTGGATAGCACAAAATGAAATTGCCCTTGAACGTGGTATGAAGTCTGAAATCCTTGAGAATTTCGTTTCAGGTCTTAAAGGTGTATTCGAAGAAAATTATATCGATATCCCTGAAGAGAAGTATGATGTAGTAGCTGAAATGGAAGAAACAATTGATGAACTTCAAGCTAAATTAAATGAACAATTAGAAGCTAACGTTGAAATGAATAAAATCATTGCAGAACAAGCTAGAATTGATATCGTTAAAGAAGCGTGTAACGGTTTAACCGATACTGAAGTAGAGAAGTTCACTGGTCTTGCAGAAGAATTAGTATTTGAAGATGCTGATACCTTTGCTACTAAAGTTCAGACAATTCGTGAAAATTATTTCACAAACAAGGTAGCAAGCAAAATTATCGCTGAGTCTGTTGTTACAGATACTCCAGTAGAAGTTTTAGCTGAAGAAGTAGTGGTTGCTCCACAAATGAAGCGTTATATGAACGCTCTAAATAACTTAAAATAAGAAAAAGGAATTACAATGTCAACTCGTCAAGATTTAGTAAAAAAATGGGCACCGATCCTAGAACATAGTTCTTTGCCTAGCATTAAAGATAACTACCGCAAAGAAGTTACTGCGGTTCTTTTAGAAAACCAAGAACGTGAAATGGCTAAACAACAAGAAGCTTTGTTCGAAACAGCCCCAACCAACTCAGGCGGTGCAGGTCTTGCTTTAGGTGGTGCTGGTGCTATGACTGGCTCTGTAGCTGGTTTCGATCCAGTATTAATCAGTTTAGTACGTCGTGCTATGCCACAAATGATCGCTTATGACATCTGCGGTGTACAACCAATGACACAACCTACTGGTTTGATCTTTGCAATGAAATCAAAATATACTTCACAAGACAGCGCTTCAGAAGCATTGTTCAATGAAGCAGATTCAGATTTCTCTGGTACAGGCGTTCATGAAGGTTCTAACCCAGCTTCTGGTACATACACAACTGGTACTGGTTTGACTACTGCTGCTGCAGAACGTTTAGGCCAAGGTGGTACTGATGATGGTTCATTCGGTCAAATGGCATTCTCTATCGAGCGTAAATCTGTAACTGCTCAAACTCGTGCTCTTAAAGCTGAATACTCAGTTGAATTAGCTCAAGACTTGAAAGCAGTTCACGGTCTAGATGCTGAAACAGAATTAAGCAACATCCTTTCAACAGAAATTCTTGCTGAAATCAACCGTGAAGTTATCCGTACTGTTTACAAAACAGCTAAAGTTGGTGCTCAAGTTGGTACAACAACTGCCGGTACTTTCGACTTAGATGTTGACTCAAATGGTCGTTGGTCTGTTGAAAAATTCAAAGGTCTATTGTTCCAAATCGAACGTGAAGCCAATGCTATTGCTCAACAAACACGTCGTGGTCGCGGTAACTTCATCCTTTGCTCTTCAGATGTTGCATCTGCATTAGCAATGGCTGGTGTTTTAGATTACGCTCCTGCATTATCAACTGGTTTGAATGTTGACGAAGCTTCAACAACATTTGCTGGTGTGTTGAATGGTAAATATAAAGTTTATGTTGATCCATATTCATCTAACCAACAAGCTACTCAGTTCTTCACTGTAGGTTACAAAGGTACTTCAGCATTTGATGCTGGTTTGTTCTACTGCCCATACGTTCCATTGCAAATGGTTCGTGCTATCGATCCTAACAGTTTCCAACCAAAAATTGGTTTCAAAACTCGTTACGGTATGGTTGCTAACCCATTCGTTTCATTGGATGGCGCAACTGATGATTTATCAGTAGCAAACAAAAACTACTATTACAGGAAAGTAGCCGTCACGAATTTGATGTAATAATACCCGTAAGGGAACTGCATTAAACTCTAAGGGGATCTTCGGATCCCCTTTTTTATTGTACAAAATACTATAAATATGATATAATAAATAGTAAAACATTTTTAGGAAAACTTATGGCTACATTAACCTGCCCAATACCTTCTAATATAAATCCTTTATCACCTAATGGATTTCAGTTTAGTATATCTAAACTACCTGAAGTTAACTTCTTTTGTCAATCAGTGAACATTCCGGGTATCACGCTTGGTGCTCCTGAATTTGCTACTCCATTTTCAATGGCTCCTATTCCAGGTGAAATTTTAACATATGATACATTGAATGTGCAATTCCTTGTAGATGAAACTATGACTAATTACCAAGCAATTTATAATTGGATTGTAGCTCTAGGATTCCCACAGTCATATGAACAATATACTACATTCGTATCAGATGATGAACGTGGTATTATTGGTGAATTAGCAAAGAACTTTTCTGATGGAACTTTACAAATATTAGGATCTGCTAATAGACCAGTAAAAACAATTCAATTTAGGGATATGTTTCCAATATCAATTGATTCTTTAACCTTTACCTCTACATCAGAAGATGTACAATACTTGATTGGTAATGCTACTTTTAAATTCGGATTTTATGAATTTGTAGTGTAATAAATAGACAATACATTATGGAGTTGTTATGAAAATAGATGAAATTCAAGATATGTGGGAGTCAGATTGCGGGATAGATGATAACTATCTTGGTGAGGCTGCCACATTAACACCTAAGCTACATTCAAAATATATCAAGTTACTTATTGAAGCAAAGTTAAAGCATTCTAAGTATACCTCTGACTATAACCAATTAAGAAAAACTAAATTCAAATACTATCGTGGAGAGATGTCACGTCAGGAATTAGCAGATCTACAATGGGATCAATACCAAGGAGTTAAGCCACTCAAGAATGAGATGGATGAAATTCTTACTGGTGATACAGATCTAAATAACATTAATACAAGAATCGAATACCTAACTGCAATGATATACCTATTAGAGTCTATCCTGGGTCAAATCCGTTCTAGAGACTTTCAAATTAAAAATGGAATTGCTTGGAAGCAGTTCCTAGCAGGGATGTAATGAAGATAGTAATAGAAAAACAAGATGAAGTAAATCTAAGAGTGATGGCTGATGACGGCATCGAATATAATCTGTCTCAGTTCTTTACATTTGAAGTACCAGGTGCTAGATTTACACCTGCTTTCCGCGCTCGTCTGTGGGACGGCAAGATTCGTATGTACGATCTACTTAGAAAGACTTTATATGTTGGTCTATTAGATTATCTTATTAAGTTTGCGGAAAGAAATGATCTTGAGATTGAATATAAGAATGAAGTTGTATCAAAGACTCCTGTTACCTATGAAGAAATAGAAGCATTCACAAAGGGATTAAATCTCTATGGTAGAGGAAATCCTATTGAGATCCGAGACTATCAGATAGATGCTATCACTCATGGCATTTATAACAATCGATCAATACTATTATCTCCTACTGGTTCAGGTAAGTCATTAATCATCTATTCATTGGTTAGATGGCACCTAGAAAATGGTCGTAAATGTTTGGTTGTAGTTCCTACTACTTCTCTAGTGGAACAAATGTACTCAGACTTTGAGGATTATTCTAGTGCTAATGGTTGGAATACTTCTGAATACTGCCAGAAACTTTACTCAGGATTTCCTAGAGAATTTACCAAAGATGTAATGTTTAGTACATGGCAATCTATATACACACAACCTAAATCCTGGTTCGACCAGTTTAATGTGTTATTTGGCGATGAAGCGCATCAGTTTAAGGCAAAATCATTGACCACAATTATGGATAAAATGAGTGAAACCGGCTTCAGAATCGGCACAACCGGCTCATTAGATGATAGTAAAATCAATAAATTAGTGCTGGAGGGAGTGTTTGGCCCCACCTATAAGGTTACATCAACCCGCGCATTAATGGATGATAATAAGCTCGCAGAGCTAAAGATTAATGCAATCATCTTAAAATACGATGAATCAACACGTAAAGAGTTTAATAAGTCTACATACCAACAAGAGATGAATTATCTTGTTACTAATGAGAAGCGTAATAAGTTTATTAGGAATGTTGCTCTAGGATGTGAAGGTAATACGTTATTGTTATTTCAATATGTAGATAAACACGGTAAGATTCTAGATGAAATGATTAGAGCAAAAGTTGTAGAAGGACGTAAGGTCTTCTTTATCCATGGGGGTACAGAAGTTGCTGACCGTGAAGGTATTCGTAAAATAGTGGAGAAAGAAAATAATGCGATCATCATTGCTAGTTTTGGTGTGTACAGTACTGGTATTAATATTCCTTCAATTGAAAACGTTATATTCGCTTCACCAAGCAAATCAAAGATTAGAAACCTGCAGTCCATTGGCCGTGGATTACGTTTAAACTCTGGTAAAAAGTATTGTACTCTATATGATATTGCTGATGACTTACATTGGAAAGCTTGGAAGAACCACACCCTAAAGCACGCTGCTGAACGCTATAAATTATATAGCGAGGAAGAGTTTTCCATTAAACTAGTTGAGGTATCGATGTGAGTGAAGTAGAATACGGCCCAGAGGATTATGTAGCAGTTGTTAAATTGACCACTGGTGAAGAAATAGTAGGATTATTAGTTGATGACAATGGTGAATTTATTCGTATAGAACATCCTTATACTTTAAGATATGAACCCATACAAGGTGGAGTAGGATTATTGCCATGGTGTTTGTGGTCAGAGGATCAACTATTCCATATTTACCATGATAAGATTATTTTCGTTGTAACATGTAATAAGAAAATAGCTAATAGATATTTAGATTTAATAGATACGATAGTAAATCCAATGGCAGATAATATTAATGAATTTAGATCTGCATTAGACAAACTAGATAAAGCAACAGGTAATGATAATACTTATGAAGAACCACCTGTAGTATTAGAAGGAAATACTACTAAGCATTAATTACTTAAGTATTACTTGACCGCCTCTGTATAGATATAATAACACTAAAAAGAATTTATGTACAATTTAGTTTATGATACTTAAATATAATGTACTTAAACATAATTATAGTATATAATAGTTTTATATTATGAAAAGGGTAACAAATGGCATCATCACATTACGTTAACAATCCAGACTTCTTAGAAGCTCTTAAGAAACATAGAATCGCAGTGGCAGATGCGTTAGAATCAGGGGATGAGAAACCTCAGGTCTCTAATTATATTGGCGAATGCATTCTTAAGATTGCTAACCATCTATCTTACAAATCAAACTTTATTAATTATTCATACCGAGATGAAATGATTGCGGATGGTATAGAGAACTGTCTACGATATGTAAACAACTTTGATCCTGCAAAATCTTCTAATCCATTTGCTTATTTTACTCAGGTAATCTATTTTGCTTTCTTACGTCGTATTGCTAGAGAAAAGAAACAATCAGTAATTAAAGGTAAGATGATCCGTGACATGTCGTTTGAATCTTTTGAATTACAAGATCAAGACGAGGATGGCCACTTCACCAATTCTTATATTGACTTCATGCAGTCTAATGGATCCTTTGACGACTTCATTGAACGCAAGAAAGAAAAGAAAAAGAAACCTAAAACATCAATAGAAGAACTATTAGAATCAGACGAACTAACCGAATAAAGATTGTACATATAATAAACAATATGTTATAATTATGAATTAAGTGAGGAGTTTAAATGAAAATAGCAATTCTCGGAGATACCCATTTTGGTTGCCGAAATGATTTACGTATATTCCATGACTACTTCAGAAAGTTCTATAGTACTTACTTCTTCCCCATGCTTAAAGAGCAGGGAATTACAGAAGTGTATCAGCTCGGTGACCTATTCGATCGACGCAAGTATATCAATTTCTACTCTCTCGATGAGTGCAAACGATACTTCTTTGACGAGTTAGATACTAATGGTATTAAGTTACATACACTCGTAGGTAACCATGATATCTATTGGCGTGAATCGTTATCAGTTAACACACAATCCTTGGTGCTTGGTGAATACTCCAATGTAGCAATTCATGCATCCCCTTCTACTGTCCACATTGATAATACATCAATAGATATTATTCCATGGATCTGTCCTGAGAATGAGAAGGATGTTGCAGAGTTTATCAATGCTTCTAAATCAGATATTTGTATGGGCCACTTTGAAATTGCTGGCTTCTCCATGTATCGAGGTATGGAATGCCATGATGGACTAAACAAAGATATGTTTAATAAGTATGAGCAAGTCTGGTCTGGTCATTATCATACTCGTTCTAAACAAGAAAATATTACCTATGTTGGTACACCATACGAGATGACCTGGCAGGATTATGCAGATCCTAAAGGCTTCCATATATTTGATACTGAATCCCGTGAGTTAACATTCCATGAAAACCCATTCAATATATTCTATCGAATTGAATACGATGATACTAAAGAGTTACCAAGTTTAGATATAGATTTAAAAGATGCATTTGTTAAACTGATTGTGGTCAATAAAACAGATTTCTATAAGTTTGATATGTTTCTAAATAAACTATACTCTAAAGGATGTTACGAGATTAAGATCATTGAGGATATGGCAGAATTTAGAGATGGTACTGTAGATGAAGAAATCAATCTTGAGGATACTGTATCAGTTTTATCAAATTATGTAGACTCAATTGAGACTGACCTTGATAAAGAAAAGATTAAAACTTATCTAAGAACTTTATATACTGAAGCTGTTAACCAGGAGGTATAATATGTATCAACAACAAATTGAATTCTTTTGGCCACTTACTGAACAGATACCACTGGACCTGGATTATGATAGTTGCAAAAAACCGGTAAACTGGACCACTCTAACTATAACTACCAATAGTGGTGGAACAAGTAATACCATTGTAAGTCATATGCCACCGATGTGGACTACTACTTCATTTAGACTACAAGAGAATACTACAACAATGGTAGTACAAAAAGAACCAAACTTTATTCGGAAATTTATATATAAGCTTATCGGCTTTAAATGGGAAGTTAACTAGTGCTTATTTTTAGAACGGTAACATGGCGTAATTTCTTATCAACTGGTAATGCCACTACAACATTAAACCTTGATTCAAATGATTCTACCCTTATTGTGGGTAAGAATGGTGAAGGCAAGTCCACTATGTTGGATGCATTAACGTTTGCTTTGTTTGGCAAACCATTTCGTGATGTCAATAAGAATCAACTTATTAATTCTATCAATAAAAAGAATTGTGAAGTTACTGTTGAGTTTGAGTTGAATGCTAGATCCTATAAGATTATCCGAGGCATCAAGCCAAACATCTTTGAAATCTATTGTGATGGCCAACTAATCAACCAAGATGCTGCTCTTAAAGACTATCAAAAGGTTCTTGAGCAACAGATCCTACGGTTAAACTACAAAACATTCACTCAAGTTATTATCTTGGGTTCGTCCTCGTTTGTTCCATTCATGCAACTTCCACAGGGCCAACGTAGAGAAGTTATTGAGGACATTCTTGACATCCGTATTTTCTCGGTAATGAATCAGCTTCTTAAAGAGAAAATGGCTAAGACAAAGGAGAGCATCAGTGCTATTGAAACAGAAATTCGTATCATTGCTGAACAAGCCAAGAGTCAACAAAGAATCCTTGAGACCATGCAAGGCGCTAAAGACAAGAGTGTCAAAGCCATTCAAGATAAGATACAAGCAAATAAAACCGAGATACAAAACCGTATTGCACTTTTGGAAACCCTCCATGCTAAGCACAAGGAACTCGCTGCACAGTTACCTGATTCGGATAAACTTAAGAAGGATCATGAGCTTATCCAAAAGAATTGGTCAAAATACGAAGCTTTAACTGATCAGTTAGATGGTCAAATGGCTTTCTTTGATGCCGATACATGTCCTGCATGCCAACAGAATATTGAACATACACATAAAGATACCATTCTTACTGACATGCTAACTAAGAAAGAAGAATATTTGGCTTCTATGGCTACTATTAAAGCGGCCCAAGAAAAGTTAACTAAAACCATGACTGACACTAATGAGTTAGCCCGTCAAATTACTGACCTAAGTATTGACACTTCTACAGAAACCAATGCTATCTATATGCTGAATACTACTAATGCCGAACTTGAAAAGGAATTAGCAGAAGAGAATGAGTCTGGTGATATTGTAGGTGAGAAAGAAAAGCTAAAACAAATTGCATCAGAGGCTCTTAATAAGAACCTTAATAAGATCGATCTAGCAAGAAACCAAAAGATAGAGGAAGCATCATCTGCTTTACTTAAGGATACTGGTATTAAAACTGCAATCATTCGTGAGTATCTTCCTATCATGAATAAGTTGATTAATAAGTACCTAACCGCAATGGACTTCTTTGTACACTTTGAATTAGATGAAGGATTCAATGAGGTAATTAAGTCTCGCCATCGTGATGAGTTTACCTATGCTTCATTCTCTGAGGGTGAAAAACAGAAGATCGATTTAGCTTTGTTATTTGCATGGCGTCAGATTGCTAAGATGAAAAACTCGGTTAACACTAATCTATTAATCATGGATGAGATCTTTGATTCTAGTTTGGATACTGCCGGTACTGAGATGCTAATGAATCTATTATATGAATTGCCACAGGGACATAATGTGTTTGTTATATCCCATAAGGGAGATGTATTGGTAGATAAGTTTGAGAATGTAGTTAAATTTGAAAAGAAAAATGAATTCTCAGTAATCACTAAGAACTAGTGTACATTAATTAGAAATGGGTATATAATGTATCTTTAAGTGAGAAAGGTCTAAATTATGCAAACAATCTATATTCTACATGCCACAAATACTAAACATAATGAATCATTTATTGAATTATTTTCATCTTTAGAAAATCTAAACCTATTTCTAAATAACCACCCACATATCAATAAGGAACAAATCACCTTACATGATTTAAATCCTCAATAAAAAACTAAAATAACAGTGTACATTAATTCATAATTAGTGTATAATAGTATTTCAATGATTGGTAAAGCCGCCGCACTTTATCTCTCAATCAACAGCGGCATATTATGGAGATTTATATGAGCAAAACAGCAAAATTAGCAGCATACTTAGTTAAAGGTAAAGAAGTAACAGCTAAGGAAATCACCGGTAAATTCGGTTTAGCCAATCCACATGAGGCAGTACGTCAACTACGTATGCAAGGTCATTGTGTTTATGCAAACCCAGTAACCCTATGGAATGGTACTCCTTCTACTAAGTACCGCATTGGTACTCCTTCTAAAGCAATGGTAGCAGCAGCTTACGGCCTATCAGGCGGCGATTTGTTCTAATCAAATGGGGGCGCAATGCCCCCGCTTTTGAGGTATATTATGGTAAGACTATCAAAACAAGAATTACAAGAATCCCAAGACCCAAATGCTACAGGTGGGCGAAAATTTGATGGTAATAAGTTACAATATGGCTTATTACCTCCATTAGCTTTACGTGAGACTGTTAAAGTACTTACGTTTGGTGCACAAAAATATGAACCAGATAATTGGCGTAGAGTTCCAGATGGTCATCGTCGTTACTTTGATGCGGCTCAACGACATATTTGGGCTTATAAAGAAGGTGAAATAATTGATCCTGAAAGCGGGGTCAATCATATGGCACATGCTATATGTTGTTTAATGTTTATGTTAGACCTTGATGAACAAAATACAAAAGATCAAGAATTAACTTATGAATTAAAGAAAATATTTGAGAAATAAATTGTACAAAAATGCAGAAGTAATATATAATAGAATTTTAAGTGAGGAGTAACTATGCAATTATCTAAAGACACTCTCAATAAGTTGAAAAACTTTGCTGAGATCAATTCAAACCTTCTAATCAAACCGGGTAATTCAATTACCACTTTA